GATCCACGGTCCCGATTATGATCATGTTTTGTAATTCTGTCATTTTTAAGTATCTCCTTTATATCAATTAATTCAGCATATATTGTGATACACCATCCACAAATTAGTCCAGTTGTCATGTTAGCATCTGAAATAATACCAGCAAGACATGCAATAAATATAACAAGCGCTCCGATTCTAAGAACAATGCTCATTATTCCGTCCATATTTTTACCTTAAAAATATCAGCCAGAACGGAACCCAGTAGATGATGCCGAAAATTAGAAACGTGCCTATGCTGAATATCAAATTCACAGACAGCTTATGTTCAGTGCTCCACTGAAGCCCCATCTGCAGAAAAAACCAGACTCCGAGAATGAGTCCGGCGAAAAAGTAATTCATGAAGGTTTCTCCTCACTCTACCGAATAATCCATTGCGAGAGTAAGTGCCGTAGAGCTATCCATACCGAGTTGTCTCAGCTCCGCCAAAATCTGATCTCGCTGTTTTTTGTCTTTGTTATGAAGCGCCTTCGCCAGTTTGTAAATATAAGTTTCCAGTTCTCCCATAAGGCATTCTCCTTTTAATTATTTATGTGTTGGTTGATGCTGCAGTTCCCATTGACGATCGAAGTCCTTTGGATCTTCAAAGAACTCACGCATCAAAGAATTATACTTTTTGCAGCATGACGGACAAAGCAGCTTAGAATTTCCTGTATCATGGGCTGCCTTAGGATAAATCGTGTTCCAGTCCGTTGTCTCTTTGAATTTATCGAATCTGGTGAAACCTCCATCGGTCTCTCCTTCTCCGATTTTCTCGAAAAACGAAGTTGTTCCGCATCGATCGCAAATATAATATTTACCTACCTTGATTGACATTGGAGTTCTCCTTTACTGATTCAACATGATTATTGCAGTATTCCTGAATATCCTGCTGCATAAGCGAAAGTACGTGTTTCATTTCATTGAGCTGCTTGGTTTTAGCTTCATTGCGCTCTCGTTTACATTTCCATAAAATATAACGAAACGTATCGAGAATGCTAAAATACATGGTAAATGAATTTCCCGATGTTCTGTCAAAATATTCTACAGTATAGTCATCCAGGATCCATGGAAAGTCAGCGACCGAGTATAGAATTAGAAACTGTCGGAACTTGATTTTCCCAGTTGCATTATGCTTTCTGATGAACACGATCTGCCAGATATCAATATCAAATCCCACCCACAAAATAACCCACAAAATAACCATAACAATCAGTAAAACCATAATCCCTAGTAATATAATACTGAACGTATTCATTGATTCTGTTGCTCCTGCTTCTCTTTTGACTCAATCATCCAGCCAAGATAAACCTGGGCCTTTTTCAGATCCTCGAGTCCATTCTTTTCTCTGAAACGCCAGACATATTTCATGACATTTCCTTTGCAATAGCCCTGAAATTCCTCAGAAGTCATGCTCGCTTCGATTGCCTTGATACACTCAATACCACCTTGCGTGTAGTGCCCCGGATGATTAACGTTATCTGGTTTTTCTTCAATTTCGGGTTCGTAGCATCGCATCAATGGCGACCCATCGCACTGTATACATTTTTCATTGTCTTGCTTTTTATTTCTACATTTCGAAAAAAGTCTTTCGTCATGATACGCACAAAGAGTTTGTTCATCATTTAGCAAATTGTCTGCCTCAAGGCATCTTGTCCCGTAAAGCCTTAGGGCATTTTTATTCATACAAACACCATCATAGTAAAAAACACATAGACTCATTTCTCATTCCTCCAGTCCCAGAATTTCTCAAACCATTCATTCCGAACGATTCCGAATAGAATCAGAATTTTCTTCCACCATGGGAACATCCAGGCGAGCTTCATCCACTCCAGCCATCTGTTCCAGCGATGAATCAGTTTCTTCATCATCGCATCCCTCCTTTTTTCGAATCTTTAAAATATAATCTCGAAGATCATAATCGATTTCATCTGGAGAATAAATCGGGAAATCCAGTCTCGTCATGTATTGCATATTTGTTTCCCAAGATCCGATCGCGCCTTCAAATGCCCGTAAATCTTTATCCCGATTAGTTTTAAGATAGCGATAAATCAATCGGATTGCCCAGGCTTCTTTCATTTCTGGTTTTGGACAAAATATAACAACTGGCACTTTTGGTGTGTACCATGATCTATTGTAATCTTTTTGCAGAGTATATATGCGGTTTCGCACAGACTCATGGCAGCTTACGAGAACAGTGTAACCCTGGCGTGCGATATTTAATGCCGTTTTACAATATTGTTCGACCCAACCATCAATAAGCTTTTCGTGATCATCGTGTGAAAAATAACTACTCTCCAGATCAATACAATTATTCCATCCTGCAATTGAGCTCTTTCCGACTCCAGGATATCCGCAGATAATTAGTCCTTTTTTCATTAGTCCACCCCACGATTAAAAGCATCTACTTGTTCCTTGAGCATATAAGTCATATTTCTTATTTCTTCAATAAGTTTCCTCTTTTTACTGACCTTGTCATGCGCATCAAAATTTATAACATGAACTATTTTAAACCCGGTTATATGTCTTAATTCAATCTGGATATCCACATCATATTGGTTAAATTTTAATCGATTAAAACTGATTTTTATTCCCGGATTTCTGGTTACATACTCCATAAGCCAATCATCAAACGACATAAAATCGCTCAATTCATCATATAGTGGATGCATTACAGCCCTCCTTGTTTCGATCTATGTCCTCTGTGATAAGCAACTCTTACCGGATCTTTCTTGCGATTCTCAACTTTATCGAAGTAATATAATACGCTTACATGTTGTCCACACTCAGGGCAATCGACCATCTGCATTCCGTCGTCGGCTAGGTGCACGTGTCTGCGATCAATGCAAATCGGATAGCCGCAGAAATGGCACTTAACAATATCATTCTCGTAGAGAGACTTCGTGAGATGCTGACCGCCTTCAATAATATCTCGAACGATTGGAAACTGAACTTTAACGTTTGCTGTCATTTATTTACTCCTCTTCATAAACCAATTCCGAAATAGATTTCTGATGCCATACCAGGTGAGCCTTCCAGCCATCACAAATGGCCAGGACTTTTTAAGGAAAATATAATACCCAGTTTCTTTCGGAGTATTATCGCCAATTCCAAACAATGATAAATAATCAAGCGACAGACCGAGCATCGGCTTTCCGTTTGGTGATAACATTTCGAATGGGACAAAACCGACAATTGCATTTAGTTTATCTTCGGCTATTTCGATGCTGTTCATATCATTCCTCCTCCACTGGCGGTCTTTTATCTCTGAATTTATGCTTCCTGTTCTCTTCACACCATGGGCAGCCTCCATGATTCCTACAGCTTGGATCAATCGCCTTGGATCCGCGATACGGCTTCCGCTTTTCTTTACCATGTTCGATCGCTTTGTCAAGAGACATTCGTTTAGCCTCCTTAAAAAAAGAAGCCGCTGTTAAACGACTTCAAATTTCTTGTATGCAAATATATCTCTTATTGGCTTTGGCCATTCTTTTTGTTCTGCTCGTTGCTCTTTAATCCACTTTACTGCATCAGTTCTTTTTGAGAAGACTTTGACTGTCTCTCCAAAGTTTCCACGTTCGTAATCCATTGCGTCGGTGGCAGTTACAATGTATACAACATTTTTCATAGCTTTCTCCTTTAATTAATAATCTCCATTAAAGGAGCTGTTAAAATTGCGAAAACTAAGAGGACCCGTAAGTTACAAGTCCTCTTTAGGTTTAACGTACCCATATGATTATTTCTCGTCTAGGATTCCATCTTTTTACTCCACGAGCACGTTCATTGATAAAATGCTGATGAGTTAACAGGACCGCGCATCCAAAGTCTTTAATGTTCATTGGGTTGTTATCGAATGCGGCCATGCATATCACATCCGCTATTGATCTAACATACCAATGATCGTCAATAAAGCATCGATCTTTTGCGCTCCATTTAAGACTTCCATCAATCTTAAATCGAATTACATATTCCTCGTCATTATAGACGAAATACCCATAATATTTTTTCATAAGGCACCCCTCCTCTATTAAAGAGGCTGTAATTCTTGCGAAATTATGTTGCATGAGTCTCTTCCCAGTGCTTCTTGGCATCATTCACCATCTGGATGTTATCCTCGTGAAAATATCCGCCGGCTTTTTCAATGGCAAATATGATCTCTTCAACGGCCTCATCGGTATTTCCTTCTCTCAGGAACCGCAGCGCATTATTAAGCAGATCGCATGAAGGATATCTTCCGAATAACGCATTTTTCTTCTTTACATTCAATCCTCAATCTCCTCCCACCGGAAACGGCCCTTGCCTGAATTCCGCCACTGTCCAATACCTCTGAAAGCGCCATAATCAAGCCACTCACGAATAAGGTCAAGCTGACTTTCCTGGAAGCATCGCACTTCAAACGTAACAGATGCGCCAGACTTAATCTCTTCGCTCATCGCAAGAGCAACACGTTCACCCTGCATGGTCTGAGCGCGAAGAGGTCTCTGGCAAATATCCATTTCGTAGTTCTCGAATACGATCTTTCTCGGTTCCGGGAAAATAAGACCATCGATTTCCTTCTTGTAAGCCTTAATCTTACTAGATTTAGTTCCGTCGATCTTCTTCAGCATCCCGCAGGTGTCCTTAAAGAAACCCTTGACCTGATAGTCATAGAGGAAAGGAACGCCGTCTTCAGTTCTCGGAAAGACGGTCATGCCCTTCTCGATCTCTTCATCGGTCGGAAGAGCTGCCACTTCGTCGTTCTCTGTCTCCTGATCGATAACTGCTCCGTTTTTAACAGCCTTGTCAACGATAAACTTACGATAAATATCATCATCGTTGGGCATAGTTCCAAGGATGCCTTCTACGAAAGTAAGCTTAACCTTAATAGTATTAGTCTTCATGTGTTCTAAATCCTTTCTAAAATGAAATATAAATTTTATTATGCCTTTGCCTGTCGTGGCAATTCCGCGCCATTCCTTTGCATTTCCGTTCAATTCAATTCCGGGCCTTGCTGTTCCTTTGCTTTACTACTCGTTACCATGTATTTCTGCGCCATTCCTTTGCCGGTCTTTGCTCGTCGGTGCTAAGCAGTTCCTTTGCTTTGCTTTGCTTCTCGCGCCTTCGCCATTCCTTTGCCGTGCAGTTCCGGTCCTTGCTGTTCCTTTGCTTCGCCGATCTGCGCAGTTCTACTCCTTTGCTCCTCAAACTATTCTTGTCTTGTCATTGCTTTTCCTTCGCCATTCCTTTCCCCTCAATGCATATCCATTGCTGTGCTATACCTATCCACGCTTTTCCTTTGCCTTGCTTGCCTCGCTGTTCCATGCTCTTCAATTCCTTTGCGTCGTAAACCTATGCTTTCCCTTCGCTAATCCGCTCATGTCTTCTCCCAGCGTTGCCATTCCTTAGCAGTGCCATTCGGCGAGATTCTCATCACTTCCCTGCCTTAGCTAGGTTTCTTCTCCCATCAGAGCCTTTTCGAATCGTTCTTCGCCAATTTGTTCCTTGATCTTCCAGCAGTCGGAGCAAATATAAATTGCATCCCCGGTCCTTCGATTCGTTTTCCATTTGCGAAGAGGCGATCTTTTACCGGCGCCGCAGGAAATACAAAATACTTTAGCGCCTTTTCTCTTTTCTTTGAGCTTCTGAAGGGCCCTGTCGATTAATTCCTCAGATCTTATGCCAGCGTTCTCCATAGAGCACCGTCCCTTCCTCATATTTGAGTTCTTCGATAGATCTGACTCTAGTTTCCTCGCCATACCGTTTCTTTAGCATATCGACCGCTCGATCCCTGTCATACGCGAAAATGTATCCGGCAGAAGCATGATACTCATGTTCCTTAAGAACAGCAAACATGGCGAAATATAATTTGAGTCTCTGCGAACCTTCTAATACTCTTGCATGTTCGATTGTGTAACCATCTCGGAATAGTTCTTCTACTTCATCCGGATAACGCATATACGCGCCGCTAACAATGTCGTCATCAGAAACAATGCGATGAACAAGCTGTTTTGTTACCTGATCTTCTTCCCGCTTCACGAGTTCAAATTCTACAATCATGTTTTCTCCTCCGCCATGTCATCTTCCAGTAAGTCTCTAAATCGTTCACGAACCGTTTTGCTTCGCCGCATGGAATCGGCCAATTGATGAGCCGCTTCTTTGATAATGATCTCTTTGTTTTCATTCAGAAATTCTTTGAAAATATCGGCAGCCCAATCCTGAAATCTACTTTCCCCGAAATGAGTTGTTCGCTTGAATATTTCACTTTCAACTTGTTTCTTAATTTCCGCAATAGTTTCTTTACCGGCAGTTTCAGAAATGTTTCGAATCAGATTGTTCGGAATGGCCATTTCAATAGAAATCTTATTACCTTCAGTAGGTTCTTCTGGCTCAGTTTTCTCGTTGTTTTCAGATCGATAATTGGTTATAGGAGTACCGAACGATGTCCAATACACGCTTATCCCCCTCTCACATCTTCTCATTAATCGTCACTGTAGCAGACGTTGGCATCTTCGAAAACTCATCATCCAGGAACTGTTCGAGTTCCATTTTGCACTGATCGCAGAACTTCAAACCTCTGCGGTAAATAGTCCCGTTTTCATCCTTGCAGGGCTTGGAAATCTCATACTTTCCAGCACCGTATGAATCCTTCTTCACCTGAGTACCACACCGATCACAAAGCCAAATAGTCATAATTTGTTTCTCCTTTTTAAATATAAAATTTAGAGGACCTGTAAGCTACAAGTCCTCTTTTGCTTAATCTTTACGCATGAAGTATTTTTCGAATATACGATTAACCGATTCGGTACTTAAGCCGCATAGATCAGCATAAGGTTGCAGATGTTTTCGCGCGTCTTCGCAATATTCAGAATAACTGTCTATGCCATATTCATAGAATGACGGACAATCTGGATCTTCTGTTGCCATACGATAACAATTTTCTTCAAACTTATTCAGATATATGTGACGAACATCATTGCTTGAATCAGTCCAATCGTAATCCATTTTTCTTCACCTCCATTAAAGGAGCTGTAATTATTGCGAAAAGATTAGAGGACCTGTAAGTTACAGATCCTCTTTATTTGGAGTTATAAATACTCCAGCCATTCCAGCTTCAAATAGTATTCTCATGCCTTCATTGTTTCGTCTTTCCTGCTCTTTAAGATCGTCCTTATACATTTTTTCCTATTTTTTAGCTTCTTTAAGTTCGTCCTTTAAACGCCTGTTTTCCAAAACAATATCTGCCATTGTAATAATAAATTCTTCAGCCTCGTATGTGTTCATTTTTATTCACCTCCTACTAAGGTGGCTGTAATTATTGCGAATTATTCCATCCAGCTGAGATCTTCGGTCTTCTTCTCTTCCTTAGGCTCCTCAAACTTTGGAATATCAACCGACTTTTCTTTCTTTGGCTTCTCGTGCTTCTCTGGCTGTTTGGCTCCAGAAACAGACTTAACTTCTGGCTTTTTCTCAACTTTTGGAGCTTCTACCTTCTGTTTCGGCGGATCAATTTTATCAACATCCACGCCGTTGAGTCTGCCAATCAGATGCTTTAGACTCATGCCGAGACTTCTCGCAATCTGACTGTCTGATCTTCCCTGCCGTCTTTCTTCATATACGTATGCGTTAAATTCTTTATCGGTCATGATTTTATCCTCCTGCGAATATATTTTTCAAGT